ACCTTCGTCTAAAATTAAATCAGTTATATTAGAATTAAAACGTGGACGCAAAATCTTTTCATCAAAATCAATAGCACACAAGTAGTCATCACTTTTAACATTACCAACACTGTGTCCATTGAACCCGTCAATCAAGAAACCATTTTTGAATCTATCCAACCCAGCAGTATCTTTAATGACAAGCTCTTCAGTATCTTTTTCTAGCAATGATAATGATGTGTAATATTCTAAATTGTTAATACGTTTTTCTAACTTACCAATGTCCCGCATCGTGTATCTTTTGTTTTCAATATATGAAGTCCTAACATCAGATGGTTTGAACGTATAAGCAGGAATGTAAATAGTATAGAGGTTCATTGTACCTTGAAGCTTTGATGGTGGTACAGTTGACAATGATGGGACACCTTCGTTATTCCCGAATTTTCTTTCTCTACTTACATAAATTGTATCAACTCTTGGAAGATAATAACTATAGTCAGCTGACCAGTTTGTATTTGGTACAGGCAACTCAATGTTCTGCATGGTTGTTAAATCATCAGTTCGTCTTGGTCTAAAGTCAATACAATCTCTTAGCTCAACTTCGTCACCTGATACTGGACTTGTGAATTTTGGAATATAATCAAACCCGACTGCTGACGTATATGAATCAGCTGAAAGATATCCAACACCAGCATGAGTTAAATAATCAAACACTACTGAAATTCTACCAGTTGGTGCAGTCACTCCACTCTTCAATTGTATTCTACCATGATCGTAAAAATTATCTTTCTGTCCGTTATCTAAAACATATCTTGTTGTAATATTGGTATCACCAGCAGCAACAGCAGAAACTACTTTCGTAAATCCAGTAGTTCCACCAGTAACATTTTCAGCAACAAACGTCCCAGAGGTAACGACATACGTTACACTAGTAGAACCACTAGCTCCAAGAACAACAGTTCCCTTTGCACCAGATGTTACACCCGTAATGGTTTCACCCGGCGTCAATGTTTCGGCAGTGCTCGTAACTGTCAATGTAGGTAGAGTAGCATCATTACCCGCATTACCTGAATCATAGATTCCTTTTATTTTCCAGATATCTGATTTTGCTAACAGGTCATATGAAAGAGCAGTTGTATTAGGTGAAGTATATTTCTTCTCAAAATTTGAAACAAGTGTCTTTGACTTTTCCTGTTTTGTATCAATATTAATTGTTGCAATAATATCTGCTGTAAAGTTACCAGCAATATTACAATCAAATGTAATCGTAGTATTATTAGGAGCATTGACAGTTGCAGTTTGACTAGCACCATCAAAGGGTACAATATCATTAACCGAATAACCAGAAGTTCCAACAGTCTTAACAGTTGCTAGATAATATTCTCTTTTATTTGAATTACTTAATGCACCTGAACCAAAAAATGTTTCTGAAGAACCTGAAGTAGAAAGTGTAGCAATACCTGCTGTAAATGCAACACTAGTAAAAACTCTTTTTGTAGTATAGCTCGTATCAACATTTCCACTAATATCACGAATAGTTTTAATAGTATCCTGTGGAAGTTTGAAAACCAATGTGTTATCAGAAGTCTCAAACAACTTAGCATCACCACCAGCAATACCACCAACCTTACCAGTATTATCAATATTAACTTTAGAGTTAACTACTACAGGTGTAGTTGATGAATCAACGGGGATCACCACTGATTCGACAGATGCAAATGTTGAACTAGTCATTTTGATATCATACAAGTACATATTAATAAGTAGAGTAGTACCAGTACCAGAAACATAATCAATGTTTCTTACTTTAGCTGTACCAATTTTTGTATTTGCATAAGTGCCGGGATTAGTCAACACCAGACTAGCATGAGCTAAATTGTGAAGGTCAACTGCCTGATGATTTGATATATCAAATTTTCCTTGGTAATTTTTAGTAACAATATAATTTCCATATTGCATCAATCTGTCAAAGTTGTTTACGTTAACACTTGTCCTTGCTCGGTCAACTCTGATAGGTGTGGTCACGATTGTCTCAAACTCATACCCTTCAATAAATGATTTGCCGGGATCAAGTCTTACAAGAAATTTTGTAACATCATTAGGATCATCTTTCAATTGAATATTATGAGCTCTAACTGTATAACTTCCAGACTCATCAAATGTTCGTCTTGCAAATGTTTCTTCCAATACAGAATAGATTGGAACTTTAATATCTTTTGTTTTGATTCCCAGTTCTACTCTTAGAATTTCATAGAAGTCTGAATCGTCAATTGATGCAAGTGTTTTCTTACCAAGTGTCAATGCAAGTTTCAGTCTATCTGCGCCAGGAGCTGCAAAGTTTGATGAACCCTGTGCATTGTCAAGTAATGTAGTATCTGCACCAGAACCAACAATGGTTTCAATTGCTGATAAACCAATTCGGTATGTAGGAATATTTGCATACTTATCTAATATAACTGTTTGTGCCAGTGTCTTAATAAAATTACCATTGACATAAAACACACCCTCTGATATTGATGCTGAACTACCTTTTCCTGTAGGGGTTGCTAGGTAGGCAGTTGAGGTTCCAGTAACACCACCCGCAGGAGCAGACGACATAGTAACAGCCGGAGCACCTGTATACCCAGTACCACCACCAGTAACCGTAATTGACGTAACAACACCAGAAGTAATACCTGCGATTGCAGTTGCAGTTGTTCCACTGCCAGAAGGTGCTGCAATAGTCATAGTCGGTGCTACCGTATAACCAGAACCACCACTTGTTATTTTAATTGTTTGAATATATGTTGGAGAGGTGTCAACTACATTTGCAGAAACACTTAGGTCTGTTGCAACGATTCTTTCACCACCTAGAAATGCTGGTGATGTTATAATAGTTGATACTGCGACTGCACCAGTTCCACCACCACCTGTAACGGTTACGGTTGGAGCTGAAGTATAACCAAGTCCTTTGCTAGAAATATCAATAGCAATAACTGAACCACTACTAACAACTGCTACTGCAACTGCACCAGAACCACCACCACCTGTAATGGTAACAACGGGAGTTTCAGTATATCCAGAACCAGTATTATTCATGTTAATACCTTGAACTGAATTACTTGTCGCACCACCAGTAATATATTTTACATAAACTGTGTCAGGATCACCAGCCGTTGCATTTATAGCAGTGTACCCAAGTATCATTGCCTTGGTTCCTGATTGTGTACCTGTAATCGTTTTATTTTTAAACGAAGATATATTTATATCAACACTATTGTATTGTGGTTTTAGTTTAACATATTCATATTCCAGATTTAAAACTAGCTCACCACCAGACACCTTACTACCATTTTTAAATACATGGTCGCCAAATCGTTTGATTTGATTTCGTAGAATACTTTGTTGTTGTGAAAGTTCTCTCGCCTGAACTGGCAACGATGGTTTATAGAGAACTTGATGAAACGATTTGTCTTCATCATAGTCATCAAAGTATGGTGTTTGATTCGTATTGATAGAAATGTTATTTGACATATTTACCTTTTTATTTTTTTAATTATTTATATCTAATTTAAATTAGAATTCACAAACAAGTTTGATGTCTTCTGTAGAATCTGATGCACGAACAATCGGGCCACGAAACTCTGTGTATATAATACTTCCACTGTCTTGATCTAATTCTGTATTATTATATGTTGAACCAGTTGCTGCAGAACCACTTGCGGTTGGGTTTGCTACAAGATGAACTTTTCTAAAGTCATCGTTAATAGGAAAGTCAGCACCTTCGTTTCCAATCAAACGAATGTTCAACATTACATACGCACCACCTAATTCCGATACTGCATTTTTTCCATGACCGCCCGGAGGACTTGTTCGTGCTGCAAGAACAGCTGCACTTCCACCAGCTGCCATTCCACTTGTAACAACTGCTGTCAAGAATCTATAATTTGAACCAACACTTACCATTGAAACTTTTGTAATAACACCACTGGTAACACCCGACACTCTTGCAACTGCACCTGAAGCAATTGGTAAATCACCAGCAGTAGGTGTTAAAGTTACCGCAGGCATTACTTCATAAACACTAGTGTTATCAGGAGTTGTTGTCCATGCTACTGAAACCGTAGCAATTTTTGTTAGTCCAACATAATCAGTAATCGTTCTGATCTGTCCACTACCAACACCATCTGAAATATAAACAGTCATTGCATTATAATAATCATCCGTAGCAGATGCGGTAGCTGCAAGTGTGATATTTAATGAAGTACCAGCTTGTCCTTGACCTGTATCAGTTTTATAAAGTGTACCACCAGAAGTCACAGCAATATGTTCAAGAGCACCAGAGACTGCTGCATCTTCAACTGCTTTTTGTTCTGGTTGTGCTGCTGCATTTGCAGGTGAGTTAACTGGAATCCAATCTGTAGTTACATATTTCAATACATCAGATTGTTGAACTTCTAACATAAACTTCCATCTGTATTTATCTGAGGTTTCAATAATACTTGCAGAAGTTCCAGTTGGCTGGATAGTGGAGTTAACTCCACTATTGTTACTAATACACTTGTATACTCTAAATGCATCTGTGAACACAAAGAAGTCTGTGTCAATAATGTCATCGGTGTATTGATTGTATTCGGGATATAATGTGCCAGATGTCCAATTAACCCTTTTAAGAACATGGGATACACTAGAGCTCTGAATCAGTTTTGCAGCGATCATGCTATTGTAGTGTATGTATTGTGACACACTCGTATCAATAGGAACGGGAACATCAATATCACTAGGACTAGTTTCAACATATTCTCCCGCACTAGTTCCAGACCACGGATCATTCTTTCCAATCATCAGGTATACTTTATTAGTCGAGATAGACGCAATAAAGTTATCTGCATTGTATTTTCTAAAACTATTATTGATTATTGCACTCATAATTACTAGTCCTTTTAGATTTGTTATCTACTTATTTATATATTTATAATACTTTTTTAGTTTTTTTTGATATTTTTAAACATTATTGATAGTTCTGTCTGCAAAAAACCTCATAAACTGGTCTTGCATAGGTGATATTTGTTGTGCCAGATTGAAATTTGCACCAGCTGGAGACTGAAAACGTGTAGTGGTTGTTCCTGTAACCTTCCTAGTCTGCAATCCACCAAATAAAACATAGTCAATAATCTTCTCATTTTTTAATTCTCCAATCTGCATCCCTGGCTTACCTATCTGTCCAGCAACATTACCAATTGTTTGAGTCATTCCACCCAAACCAGTTGGAGGTCTGTATGGTGATACAGGAGTTGTATTTGAATCGTACTTTCTCCACTTGTTCCTATCAACATTTCTTCGGATAGGGCCGAGTCTTAATTGTGTTACATGATGACCATCATTGAATGGATGTGTAAAGTTTTGATTCGCAGGTCTATTCACATTTGGTTCTGGTAATCTTGACCGTACTGAATTCTGTTTTCTTTCATAATCAATATAATGACTAATGCTTCCATCACTTACCAAACCATAATCATCTGAACGTGAAGCGTCAGCTGCAACAGTAATATAATTATAATCCTCTACACCACTCTGATCGTTACCCGTCAATCCACCAATATTTATAAGTTGTTGAATACCTAAATCTTGTTCATAAGTTTGACATACTGTAGGAGCAGCAACACCAACACAAGTATCAACTTTTAAATTTAGAACAACTGGAGGAGCAATGTCACCATCATGGAAAATAATAGTATAGTATTTTCTCTGTGGTATTCCAGTAATCTTCATTGACAAATCCAACATAGAAATAAGTTGGATGTTTCCAAACAATGCTAGACCAGCTGGATGTGCAAGACGTTTTACTGTATCTCTCCACTTAGCAATATTCTGTCCTGAAGATATTACATAAGAGAATAACTGATAGTAATTACTGTCTTGTATATATTTTGTAGATGATAAGAAACCATCGTTGTTGAAAAATCCTGCTTGGTAAAATGGTTCGTATCCAGAGATAGTAACTGTACCTGTCGCTGTCCCGTCACCCTTTGTTGCAAAATTAAATGTAGGTGTAGTCGTAAAACCATAACCTTGTTCAGCAATTTTTAAAGTTTTAATACCACCGATACCAACACCACTCAAAGTAATATTTGCACCCGTCCCAGTTCCACCACCTGAAATTGTTGGAAACGAATAATAACCTCGGCCTGGATTTTCAATTTCAAGACCAGTAATAGTTCCAGCATTGTTAACAGTCCTAACTAAAATACTAGCAGTCCTTCCATCAATATTCAATGTACCCATATTATCAAAGGTAAGTTTATCACCAATGGTATAACCAGTTCCACCACTAACAATAGTTGTAGAAGATATTGAACCTGAAGTTAATTCTGAAACTCTTATAAGAGCACCAGCTGCAGAACCACCACCACCGACTACTGGAATAACATCAGCGACAGAATAACCGTTGCCGGGATTTGTTATAGAGTAGTTTGTAACCATACCGCCAACAGTGAATGTCCATGTCTCACCTTCTTCGTATACCTTTTCCCCATTCTGAAATTCACCTACAACTCCAGAAAGAAAAATAGTAGATACAACAAACGAACCAATGTTTTCATTTAAAACAATTTCAACAATAGCAGAAGCTTTAGAAGTCTTACCAATAATCTTTTTACCCGTGACACCGAAAATCTTATCAGTACCACTTGTGTCAACAGTTCTTATAACTTTGCTGTTGTTGTACTTACCATCAGATGTACGAAGCAGGTCTGTACTTGGATAGTAAAAAGAAATCTCTTCTTTGAAAAGCAAACGAAAAAGAAACTGAAATGCTTTCTCACTACCTTTGGAACGATAGAAATCTCTAAGATGTTTTAGAACAAATGGTTTGTTTGCATTTGCAAAAACAGTTTCGGGAATATCTTTACCAAACTGTTTCTTGAAATAGTTTAGAAAGTCATCAGTTGTCTTATCAAGATTTACATAGTTGTCAAGGTTCCCAATTATTTCATAGGGCTTGCCTTGTTGTTCCATGTATTCATAATATGCTTCAAGGAACGCAACAAAAGTTGCATGGTCTTCTTTGACAAACTGTGGAAGCTGTCCTTCGACCTTTACACTTATGCGTTCATCAAAACTAGGATGAATCGGTTGATTTGGAGTTACTAGTGCCATATTAGATTATCGTTTCCGCTACCATGTTAATCGTAATTGCTGCTGTGTCTGCAACATCGTAAGTTAGAATCTGTTCACGAACTGGTGTTACATCACTATTGTTAATCGTTGGTGTAACAATAACACATATACTTGTAGAGCCATCTGTGATTGCTACTGGTCTAAAACTATTTAGTTTAACTGTGCCAGTTGTATTGTCAATGGTTCCCTGTAATGTACCGCCATCTGGCTGAACTAAAAATTCTTTAGGACTAACCATAACACCATCAGATGTTTTTGCACATTTTATATTTCCAGATGAATCATCCCATAACATATAGGTGAACCCATCCGTCCCAGTAAACATAGAAGAGTATAAAGAATTCTTTTCTATTGCATTATTGAAATATAATGTATAGGTTGCTGGAGTATCTAATGTAGCAGGTGAAACTCTTTGCTCATACTTAACAGTTGTTTTATTATTTCTAACTGCTTCATTGGTATTGTCAATAGCTTGAACCAATTTTGAATAACGAAACTTCTGGTCAAACTTTTCTAAGTTAGTTTGCAAGTAACTCTGTACAGAAGTATTTATATTAGTTTTCAAAGTTGTTTCGTCTGTCAAGTTTGAAACTGGATCATAGTTGACTGTAACATCAAGCAACAGATAAAAGAAAACTGGATCAATAATTTCTGGTATGACTGTAACCACATTTGATTTTTTCAGTATAGATGTTTTGATAGCTTCCTTTGATGCAGTACTGAAAACATTATTACCAGAAGGCTTGACTGCAATGAAAACTTTTCCGTATTGAACGGGTGATGCATCCTCGCCAGGAACGATTGCAATAGATTCAATGTCTGGTCTTCCTTCAAGAACAATTGCTTTGTAATCTTCCTTAGTACAAGCACGTCCTTGTGCAGCATATAACTTAGGTGCTTGATATTGGATTGATTCAATCGTTTGAATATCTGAACCACCAGTTGCAGCTGCATTAGTTGTAAGAGTATAGTTACCAGAACTCAAACCAGCAACTGAACCAGTTGCTGTAAATGTTGATGCAAAATTTGCATCAGTACCAGAGGTAACAATGTACTCAATGAAAACAATATTACCATCGGACAATTGTTTACCTATTGCACCATCACCGAATGTCATTTCATATTTTTGTCCTTCAACTTCCTGTAGGAAATAAACTTTGTCAGTTCCTTTGATGGTTGTTACATCATAAGAGTTTCCGTCTTTATAAGTTACAACTGTAGAATCAGATGCTGAAGTTTGAACGGTAACTGCGATAGTTGTTGTATCAACATTTGCATTTGGAATAATAAATCTTTGTGTACTGTCACCACCATTTACTGTGTAGGATTTGTTTAGGATTTTTCCTTCAATAATTTCAACACCAGTAGTAGAGTATGTTCCGGCTACCGTTCTTAAAATAGAAGTTGTTTTGTTTGTAGTAAAGGTATATGCAACACCACTAATACTTGAAGTGAATTTTGTATTCTTTGCAATCGTCAATGAGGTAGGAGTTCCAGATGGTGTAAAAACAAAATCCAAAGATGCCTTGGCAGCTCGTCTTGATGTTGGAATAACATTGAGATGTTTTGCATGAGACACAACCGACTCTCTCAATGATGACGAATCCAAAAACATTTCGTTACCAAGCATATTCGCATAGTAACCCATGTAATGAGTATTGTAAGCAAGGATGTCAACCAACACCGACATACCACTACCATCAAAATCATAATCCTGAAATTTTGTTTGTGCTTTAAGAAAAGTTTTCAGATTATCTTTGACTGTATCAAATTCTAAATCTGTAATTTTTAGTTTATTGGATGTTGGCATTATCTAAGCCTCTCTAGGAATAATTCTATTGTTACTGGGTCTGGAGTATTTACAACTCTAAAATTTATTGTTACATCGAAACCATTCTTATCTAAGTCACCACCAACTATAACGGATATAACAGATGCTCTAGGTTCAAAGTTCGCAATACAAGTTTCGATTGCGTTCTTGACATCATGCTTAGTATGTGGAGTAGATAATTGAAATAGATGCCGTGTCACTCCCCCGTCTATATCAGGTTGGAATGGACGTTCATACTTATTGGTGAGAATCAGATTCCTTACGGATCGTTTAACTGCCTCAACATCTGTCTTGAATATAATATCTTTAGTAACAGGATGAGCTATGAAATCCAAATCCAAGTCTGTCCATTTGCGGCTATTAGTCTTTAATGGTTTTGTATATATCTTTGGCATTTTCTTAACTTGTTCCTTGTATTGCTGTTTCTAGTGTGTTATTATATATATGTTGGGTGGGTCATATAGAGTTAGTTATAACTATA